GTTGTTTGTAGCGCCGACCATAAATGGCTAGTCGCGAATGGCGGTCTAGGCGGAGGAGTGCGTTTCTGGCGAGATACCTCTCATCTACGCGTTGGCGGGAGGTATGCATCCAAGATTGTTAAGTTCCTTGATGTCTGGGATACGGATAGCTCATACGCAGCAGGCTACCTAGCGGGAGTGTATGATGGTGAAGGCTCATTGTATCAGGCTCACGGCCGGAGGCGATTCGGTGACGGCCATATGTCTAATGGTGATAATGTTGGGCTATCATTCGCACAAAACGATAACGTAGTGTTGGCCACTGTCAAGCGTATGCTGCGTCTCTTATCTTTTGCATTTACGGAGTCGGGGCACTCTAATAAAGATGCCTGTCATGTCTTGAATTTTCACCGTCGGTCTGATATTCTACGATTTCTCGGTCAGGTTAGACCCGTACGGTTGCTAGAGAAGTTTGACCCTGACGTTTTGGGTAGTGTCTTTGACCTACGGTCGTGTACCGTTACTGGCCGAGAGTATATCGGTATGCACGAAGTCGTTGCGGTATCAACAAGCACTAACACCCTACTGGCGGATGGACTGGCGTCACATAACTGTAACGACGCGGGTGCTATCGGTGGTGTGAGTGTGGTCGGCCAAAACAACTTCCCCTGCATCCTCGTCAATGGCATGACCGCCGACGAAGGCCCCTGCCACGACGGTCTCCCCTGTGCCCTTAAAGAACAGTGCCCCTACCGCGTCCAGCTCGCCCGTGCGCTATCCGCCAAGCTGGTCATAACCAACTACGCCTACTGGCTCGCGCAGTCCAACTTCTCATCGGGTTTGGGCGATGTCGGCCTGCTGGTGCTGGACGAGGCGCATCAAGCCTTCGCCTCCATGGAGAGCTACCTGACCATCTTCCTCTCACGCCCCGACATCCAGCCTATCGGCCTCGACTTCCCGCAGTCCGCCGACCAGTGGAACGTCTGGCGGTCGTGGGCGGAAGTGTCGTTGCCCACGGCGCAACACCACGTCGCCAGCGTCGAGCAGGACATGAAGCAGCGCCGCCAGCAGGGGTCGGCAGTCCCCGGCTCCGTCTCGCGCTCCTACCGCTCTGCTAAGTCTCTGGCCGCCAAGCTGGAGCGGTTATCCATGCTGGGGGAGCAGTGGGTTATCCAGCCGATCTACCGGGGCTACCGCTTCGTCCCCAAGTGGGTGTCCGGCTACGGGTCGCACCTGTTCCGCACCGCGCCCAAAGTGCTGCTGATGTCGGCTATCTTGTCGCACCGTGCCTGTGACTACTTGGGCGTGCCGTCCAACGGCTCGCGGTCATGGCTCGAAGCCGACTCGCACTTCCCGCCGCAGAACACCCAGATATGGCATATCCCGACGGCCCGTATCAATTACCGCACCGATGACTATGGCTCGACAATCTGGTGCTCCCGCATCGACCAGATTATCCAGCGCCGCCAGGACAGGAAGGGGATTATCTTCACCGTGAGCTACGAGCGTGCCAAGATGCTGCTCTCGCGCTCCCGCTATAAGGGCATTATGTTCACGCACAGCACCGGTGACGTCTCGCTGGTGGTGGAGCGCTTTAAGCAGGCCCCCGCCCCGGCGGTGCTGGTGTCCCCCAGCGTCACTACGGGTTACGACTTCCCTATGGACATCTCAGGGCACGGCGTCCCGCAGTACATCGTTATCGGGAAGGTGCCCTATCCCGACACCAAAGACCCGGTGTCGCAGGCTCGCCATGCCGATGATAAGGACTGGTCGAGCTACCAGGCTATGGAGACGCTGGTGCAATCCGCCGGGCGCATGACCCGCAGCGCCGACGACAAGTGCGAGGTGCTGGTGGTGGATGACAACTGGAAGTGGTTTTATTACAAGTACAAGGACGCCGCGCCGAGATGGTTCAGAGTGCGTGTTCGGGGGAGCGTTGCGACTGTTCCGAATCCGTTAGTTTAGCCCGCATGGTTAGTTTAGGAGGATTGGATGACCGCTATCTTTTTACGGGGTAATAGTCTGGATGTTCTCAGGGAGTTGCCCGATAACCACTTCCACTGTTGCGTGACCTCGCCGCCGTATTTCGGGCTTCGCCGGTACAAGGGTGGCGACGAGCTATGGGGCGGGAATAATCACCATGAGCATGTGTGGGAGAAGACTGCCCCGAGGCGTGACGGTCACGCCTCGGACATCGTGAATCTCGATAGCAAGGAAGCGACTAATCGAGGCAACTTGGGGGTTGAGCTGTTGCCAACTGCTACTTGCTCAATCTGTGGCGCATGGCGGGGGCAGCTTGGTGCCGAACCCACCCCCCAGCTCTACATCGAGCACTTAGTAGCCGTCTGCCGTGAAGTGAAGCGGGTACTGCGCCCGGACGGTGTTTTCTGGCTGAATATAGGGGATAGCTGGGCTGGGGGTAAGGGTCGGTCAGGCGGGTCAGATGCACGTGTGCAGGGTCAGCGCTGCACGTCTGGTGCTAGTCTGAACCGAGAGTGTGACCAACTTACGGGTAAGGGGCTAACGCGGGTGCTAGATAATAGAGCGATGTTGCGTGCTTCAGGTGCTAAGCCCCTCGACATGATGCTTGTCCCCCAGCTACTCGCACTGGCATTACGCACGGACGGCTGGTACGTGCGTTCCCAAGTGGTCTGGCATAAATGTCTCGAAGGCACGATGCCAATTTACTGCAAGTCACATGGTAAGGTGTTGCGGACGACAGTTAGAGAGATGACACGTTTGCCTATGGATGACCTGTATCTTCCGTCATCAGCGGGTGGGTGGGCGAAGGTGACAGCATTAGCACCGCAGGGTAAGCAGCCGACTGTGACGCTCCATCTCCGCAGCGGATTTCGCGTTCAAGTTACTAGGGAGCATCGCTTCCCTGTTGTGGGTAAGGGGTTGTTACCTGCGTCCGCTATTTCAGTCGGTGATGTGCTGTCCCCTGGTATTGTCCCGACTGAGACTGGTTGTGAGTTTGCGGACGAAGACGCTGGCTTTGTTGTTGGTCTCTACTTGGCTGAGGGCAACTTAGAAAAGCGGAATTGCGTCCGCTTTAGCCTGTCGTCATCCGAGCAGGAGTTAGCCGACCGCGTGAAGAGATTGGCGGCGCGTGTCGGTGCATGTTATCGCCAGCATGTGTACCATAAATCGCTATGTGTTGTTGTATCTGGGGATGTGTTTAGAGGCACGATTACACAGTATATCGTTGGCGATGGGGCGAAGCAGAAGCATCTCAGTCGGCGGTGCTTCTCCGAGGGGCGTTCCTTTCTCGAAGGCGTAATGCGTGGTTATCTCGCCGGGGATGGCCACTGGGAGGAGAGTAACAAGAGGTGGCGTATCGGGTTTGCATGGAATTATGAACTCCTGTGTGACTTACGTACAGTCTGCTCGATGTTGCGCTGGTGGATTAGGGCTAAGGGTGGAGTGGCTAAGTATCAAGGTGGTACAAATCGTATTGTGCGTGGCGAGATTAGACCCTTTCGCAGGTCGCCGCCGCGGCGTCCCGACCGAGAGGTTGTGCGGGTAGGACAAACATCTGGGGTTGCGTACGAGGTTACTGTGGACGCCGACGACCATCTTTTCACTCTTCCTGACGGCACAGTCACTCATAACTCAAACCCGATGCCGGAGAGCGTTAACGGCTGGCGTTGGGAGAGACACAAGGTGAGAGTGGCTGTGCACAAGTCGGGTACTGGAGAAACGCGAGCTGACCGGCCTTTAGAATCTGCTACGCACGCATACCGTGGTGATGGTTGGGAAGTCCAATCGCTAGAGGGCAGACCGCCTAGTGATTGGATAGATTGCCCCGGCTGTCCTACTTGCGCCCCCAACGATGGCTACGTCCTCCGCAAGGGTTCATGGCGGCCCACCGACTCCTACGAGATTATCCTGATGCTTACCCAGACGGGTAGCTACTACTGTGACAAGGATGCGGTAGCCGAGCCGATAGCCGCTTCCACAATCGGTCGGGGCAAGGTTGATTTCGGCGGGGCGAAAGGCAGGGAATATGACCCTGACGAATCTGACCCTAACTTCCGCAACGGTTCCGAGCAGTGGGGCAGGACGTATGATTATACACAATCAAATGGTAACGGTTCCCGCAATCTCCGCTCCGTCTGGGCGTTCCCTACCAAGTCCTATTCCCGCGTGCACCGCGCGGTATTCCCGCCCAAGTTGCCCGAAATCTGTATCAAGTCCTCCACGTCCGAAAAGGGCTGTTGCCCTAAGTGTGGTAGCCCATGGGCGCGGGTGGTCGACAAGGGTCGGGTTGCCGAGGGCGGGGAGGGGTACAATACCAAGTTTGCGCCACTGGCTACCGGCCTCACCCCGCAAGGATTTCAGCGGGCTAATACGCTAAGGGCGGGAAGGGACGCATCTCGGCTTTCAGCTTTGGCTATGTACCCTGGAGATAGCCGTGCGCAACAAGACTATATCAATTTTATCCATGACCATCGCAACGGTAGCGGAGTAACAGTTGGCTGGCGTCCCACCTGCACCTGTAACGCCGGAGAACCCGTCCCCTGCCGCGTCCTCGACCCATTCGGCGGTGCTGGCACAACCGCCCTCGTCTCCGAACAGCTAGGGCTGGATAGCGTCAGCATTGACACATCCGCTGAATATACCGCGCTCGCCCAGGCCCGCATCGCCGAGGCCGAGGAGAAGCGAATAGTTGAGCAGGTCGCCCAGCTCGCCAGAGATGCTAAAATCGCGGCCAAACAGTCTAGGTAGATAGATAGCCTTGACAAACTCCCCCGACTGGGTTATAATCTTACTTGTCAGTCAAGTTAGTCTCGATAGTCTAGCAAGTCAAGTCTAAAATCTTTAGCAGGAGGTGAAAGCAGTGTACCATGTTGACCTAGACCTGACCGACGGGGAGGTGCGCGAACTCAAGCATCTCGCCATCTCTCGCAACATCTCGGTCAAGGACTTGGTCACGCAACTGACAAAGTCCGCAATCAAGCAGTCTCTGACCACGCCGGAAAAAGCAGCCAAAAATAAAAAGGAGGGCAAGTAGAACTAAATGACCCCAATCTCAATCAGACCCAGCGAATTTGCTGAGGGCGGCGCAGTCCCGGTTGACCTCAACCTGCTCTGGAAGGAGTGCCGCTTCGCCAAGTTCGACTACACCAAAAAGGACGGCACGGTGGTCGCTACCACTACCGCCGCCCGCATCACGCTCAAGGACGACGACGGCACCGAGTACGTCCAGCACTACTCAGCCGCCGACCCGGAGCGTTTTGTCCCGTCCGCTGACGGCAAGACTCTTGTCGCCGTCGGTTCCGCCCAGGCGCTCAGCAAATCCTCGAACTTCTACGTCCTGCTGAACGCGCTGGTCAACGCCGGGTTCCCCGAGAATAAACTGGACGCCGACATCTCCGTGCTTGACGGCCTCTACGCTCACCACATCGGCATCCCCGAACCCAAGCGTTCCGGGCTGGTACGCGAAGCCCCGGCTGACGGCACTACCGTCCGCGAGAAAGTCCTCTCCGTCCCCGACCGGATTCTCAAACTCCCGTGGGAAAACAAGGGCAAGGCCGGAGCCAAGGCCGCTCCTGCCAAGAAAGCTGCCGCCGAGCCGGAAGCGACCGACGCCACCGATGACGCCATGGCGCTGGTAGCCGAGCTGTCCACCAAGGCCGACGGAGCACCGGTAAAGCGCCAGCAGGTCGCCACCGCTGCCATCCGCGCCAAGAAACAGGCCGTCGCCGCCTTCGTCTTCAAGCCGGAGTTCAAGGCCGCGCTCGAAGCCAACGGCTACGCCCTGGACGGCGAGGAAATCACGCTGGCCGAATAGCCAGTGCCCGGCACAGGAAAACTGAATAAGACACCGAAACGGGATACGGCTGGAATGGCCGCCCCGTCCCGAGATAGAGTCTCGGCTGATGAGGTGAAAGTGCAAGTCCTGCTGACCGAACCGATAGACCTGGAACAGATAGCCGACTGTTGCGCAGGCAGCATCCCGCGTATCCCACCTAAGACCCGCGACTACTCGGCTTGGCACGTCTCCAACCTGCTGGAGTCGGCCCGCCACATCGTCAAGGGCGACATCCGCTACCACGAATACGAGGGGCACCCGCTGGGGATAATGTCCCTCGGCAGGGTCTGGGAGGCCGCCGTGGACGCCTACCTGACACGCTACGCTAAGCAACAGGGCGGTTATTTTATCCCAGACGTGGAATTAGACGCGGACGGCATCGTCGGCTCTCTGGATGGCGTCCTGTGCCTTCCCAAGTACGGTACTCTCGTCTCCGAGAGCAAGTTGCGTTTCACTATCTCGCCGGAAATCCCGCTGTCGCATCTCCAGCAGGTGCGGTCGTACTGCCACCTGCTCGGCACCGACCTGGTGTGTTACGTGTCGGGGCACGTAGCCAGTAACCCGCCGTGCGCTCTAGGTACGATGCGGATTATCCGTTTCACTAGGCAGAGTATCGAGGAGTGCTGGCAGGGGATTGTGAACACCAAAACGTATTTAGAAAAAATGGGCTGTGGCCCGCAGGCGAAAGCCGAAAAATCAGTAAAGGGAGGCCAGTAATGACTGTAAAACCAACTCAGCTAGGCAACGACCGACCCATTCCCCTGACCGCGAGCGACTTGCTTGCAACCGAGGCGGGCCGGGAGTTTATCTTAATCGGTGGCAAGGACGGGGTAGGCAAGACCAGTGCCCTCGTCTCAATCGCCATGGTGGTGAACGGCAAGGTTGATAACTTGGACGGGTGCGTCATCTTCAATCCTGTTGCCAAAGTCTATGTGCTGGATACCGAGCACAAGTTCGCCAGCGTCTATCGCCAGTTCGGGGCCAGTGCCCCCGACAACATCGTTTATTACTACTGCCAGAACATGGACGAGTTCCTAACGGCCTTCCAGAGCGTAATGCGGGACATTCAACCAGGCGACTGGGTGATGGCTGAGAGCATGGCGCGTATCTGGGAGCACACGCAAGACCTCGCCTACCGGGAAGTAGCTGGCCTATCCAAAGCTGAGTTTCTGGCGAAGCGGCGAGCTGGGGATGGCAAAAAGGGCAGCCCTATCCCGCAGCCTGACCACTTCTGGAACATCGCCAAGTCAGCCCACGATGCCGAGTTTTTGCAGGTTCTCGTAGCCCGCGACGACCTCAACGTGGCGATGACTACGATTGTCGTCCGCCCCCCGCGAGAAGCTCCGAATCGCAGCGAGAATGTTGACCGCAAGGAGTTACGCGCCGAGTTCGGCTTGGACGCCGGGCTGGGTGGGACTCCCACGCTGCCTTACCAGCCGGAGACTCTGGTGTTGCTCGACCGCATTCGCGGGGATGTGAAAGCGAGCGTGCTGCGCGATAACAATTCGGCGCTGGATAACGGCAGGGTGGAGTTCTGGGTGCCAGGCAAAAAGGACTTTGGCGTCGAGTGGATGCGCAACTGCCGTATCGCGCCGGAGGCTGCCGAGGAGTAAGTAGCTATGCACCGCATGGTTCGGCTCTACCGCCACTGTCGCCGCTTGGGGCTGGGCTGTATCGCTGCTGCCCGGTACTGCTGGGGGCATAGGAAGCACTGATGTCTATCTTCACATCCAACCTCCCCAACGACCGCGACCTTATCTGCGCCCTCGGCTCTGGTGCTGTCCCGCTTCCCCTGTTCACTGACGCCTGTTTTTCGTCCTGCGATGGGCGCGTCATCGCCGCCGAGCGCAAGAAGGTGGGCGACCTTGCGCAGTGTATCAACGATGGGCGATTCCTGTTCCAGGCGCAGGGGTGCGCGGAGGCCGACTGCGACATCATGCTGCTAATCCTCGAAGGCCGCTACCGGCGCAATCCCGATGACGGCCTGCTGGAAGTCCCGGTCTGGGGCGTCAACCCGCGCACCATGCGGCGTGCCGAGGTATGGCAGCCCGTCCGCCCGACGATGCAGTTCGCCCGCTTCACGTCCTACCTCTGGGAGTTGCCTTTCCTCGCGGGCATCTATGTCCTGCACTCCGATGACGTGCGCGGGACAGCCGACCTTATCCTGGCGCTCTACGATTGGTTCCAGCGGCCCGGTCACCAGTCGCTAAAACAGATGTTCAAGCCCCCGGCCCCGACCGTCCAGCTTGTCAGGCCGTCTCTCGTCCGCCGGGTAGCCAGCGAGCTACCGGGGATAGGTTACGAGCGTTCTGGGACGGTAGCGGCGCACTTCCCGTCCGTGCGGGCTATGTGCGCTGCCGAATGGCAGGAGTGGGCGGGGCTGGAGGGCATCGGTAAAAAGACGGCACAGAAGGTCGTGCAGGCGCTCGGGAGGGAATGTTAGTGAAGATTGTGCGATGGCTGAACGTGATATTAGACGTGCCGATGCTCCCTCTAATATTCCTGCATATCTTCGGCTATGTGGATGTCTTTAGTGCGAGCTTTCTTGCCCCAGTGTTGAAGTGGTGGTTGCCGTTGGTTATGGCCAACATTTTCGTCAATAGCTTCCTGTATCATGTCCGTAAGTTGAAGGACAGCTAGAAAAATATTTTAGCCCGATTTTTGATGTAGGCTCAAGTAGGGTATTGACATTGACCTAACGTGGTGGTACTATGCAGGGTATGAACATCACAGAACAGAAGGCTTACGACTGGTTGGTTAAGCAAGGTTACACCGGCATCTCGTTCAGTGGGCGGCGCACACCCGACTTTGTTACTGTGCAGGGTTCGTTTGAGGTCAAAAGGTCGCGGAATAGCACAATATCGTTTGGGGCAACGCAGATAGAGCAACTTTCTGTGTTGCCCGCAACTGTGCTCGTATTTGACGATAACGCTGAGCCGATAGCGGCTATACCATCCGCTGATATGCAGTCTAAGCCTAACGTTTGGCAGAATATACGCATCACTTACCACAAAGCTGACCTCCCAAGCGGTTATATGCAACGGAGAGCCACAGTTAATACTGTGTCAGTAGCCGCCCCTGTTGGGGAGGGGTATCTTACCCCGCGTGCTGTGGCTGAACAGCTGCATGTGGGATTGAAGCGTGTGTATCACTGGTTACGCGTTGGCCGATTAGCTGGCATCTTTTCACACGGTAACTGGTTTATTTCCGAGTTGGCTGTCCACGAGTTTGAGACAGGCATGATTAGGACGGCTAGGGTAGAGCCGATAGTTAGCAGAGATTACTACACGCCGACCGAGCTGAAAGAGCGGTACGGCCTTAACTTGGAGACAATCTATCGCTGGTTGAAGTCCGGCAGGCTCCGGGGGATAAAGCTCGGCCCGCGCATCTGGCGCATCCCGGAGTCGGCTATCCGCGACTTCGAGGCGGCGCGAGGGGGTAAGCAATGAGTTGCCGCGACTGGGAGGACATCATCCGTGAAGCCGCCGCGCAGGGGCGCATCCACTTCGGCAAGGTCGAATTAGTTGACGCTCATTAAAAAGGGGGACAAAGCTAATTAAATAAGGCTCTTATGCTGACTGAAAGGCTTTCCGTGCTGCTGCCACTAATGAGCGCAAGCCCAACTGGCCGTAAGGCAATAGGTAGCCAGTCAGCTTTGAGTAAGGTGCTGGTGTCCCAACTTAGGAGTAGCCGTACACTATCGGCGTTAAAAGCGGCAGAGCGGAAGATAGCCGAGCCAGCACTTTAAAATCTAGGGGGAGTTCGAGGGAAGAACGGCACTGAATGCAGTGCAATGATGAAGGTTCGAGTCCTTCCCCCTAGAGTAGCCTGCAACAGCCGAAAGGCTTAGTAGGTTGCCTGACCGAAAGGCGGTTGAAGTCCCTATTGGGATAGCTAAGTGCATAGACACAAGTAGGTCAGGCAAGCCAGCCACCTCGAAAGAGGTCTGTGAGGTAAGTTGGTAGCAATCACAGAGTTGGATACCAGACTGGCTGGCAAAGGCAAGGGATAAGGGTGAGAGACGAAAGTCAGAGAGGCGATAGCATCAAATCCGAGTTGCGTGGTGGCAGTAGAAGCACCAGCCCTAAGCCTGCCAGTAAAAGGAGAAGGAAAGATGAAACTGAAAACATTAACGCCGTATTACACATCCAAAAGCTAGTTAAGGAGAAGTGAGAAAATGAACAAGCACGAAGAACAAATTGCTCTCCTGCCCTCTGAGCCTGATAAAAACTGCGCTTTCTGCGGCAAACCACCTAACGGGGCTATGCTTAGGGTTGGCAACAATCTTGTCCATGCTACCTGCAATATCCGAAAACTGAATGAAATGCTTGACCCCGATTATGAAGGCGAGGGTGAGCCAAAGGAAATTTTACATCTTCCAAGGTCACCTCTGAGCCTGTAAAAGAGGCGGATTACAGAGACTTTCCAACCAAAAAGCATAGGGTTGTCTCTCCGACATCTGAACCTTATGAGCCTGTATCCGAGCAGGAGAAGCCGAATAGTTTTAGTTTGTCTGAGCCTGAATGTCTAAAAATAGGTGGACATTGTTATGAAGTACCCAATATCGTGATAGACACCTTCACTGAAACTTACACTCGTATTTGTAAGCATTGTGGGCATCGGCAGACAGGGCAGAAGCAGCCTAATGTAGATTGGAGAGATTGAAATGACCGAGCAGGAGAAGCCGCCAGTATTGAGCGATGAAGAAATTGTCTTTATCAAACTTAACTGTTCCAAAGGCATTGTGGATACCTATAATCCTAACATTATCCTAAGTGAGGACGGGCAATTTATCACACTCTCAGTCGGTGAATATCGGGAACATATAGCCCAAGCCAGGCAGAGAGCGGCAGAGGAAATATTCAAAAAAACCGACTGTCATAAATTTGATGGCTGCTTTGAGGCGGTTGATTGTGGCGATGATAGAACCAAATTTGTTGAACGGGAATGGTATAAGGCTCTCAAGTCCCGCTACCTGTCCACTAAAGAATGAGGGAGAGGTGAAACCCGATGAACGATGAACAGCGACCCCGGTCATTCCATATCTTGTCTCGCGTGACCTGCCCGGACTGCGGGGCTGACAACTTCGTGCATGACTATGCCGTCGGTCGTCGCCTCCTGTGCTGGCGATGCCAAGGCTACTTCGGGTGGGACAATGACCAGTGGCGCTGGCTGTGTCTCCCGACCAAGACGAGCCGCGCGGACAGGTTAGTCGGCGTACTGGAGAGCATGGGCTAGATGCCTACCTACGCGGGCTACCGAAGCCAGAAGCCGGTCGTGCTCCCCCCAGCCGACTCCCTGCCCTTCCCGGCTAACCTTGTGCGCTTGTGCGACGCCTGCCCGCTCCGCACGGGCTGTACCGCTCCCGTCCCGGCGGCGAATTGCAATCCTGCCGAAGTAATGCTGGTCGGGGAAGCGCCGGGGTACAACGAAGACCGCGAGGGCATGCCCTTTATCGGGCAGGCAGGACAATATCTCGACGGCCTTCTGCTCCAGTCAGGCGTTCCCCGCGAGTCGGTCTGTGTTACCAACGTCTGCAAGTGCCGACCGCCGAATAACCGCACTCCCAAGCCCGACGAGCTAAGGGCGTGCGCCAGATGGCTTGACCTTGAGCTGGAGATAGTTCAGCCCCGGATTGTGGTCGCCATGGGTGCCCCAGCCATCGCACGCTTTCTAGGGACGGGGGCGGGCACTGTCGAACACCTGCACGGCAAGCCCGTGGAGCTAGGTGGGCGTATCATTTTACCGGCGTACCACCCAGCGGCGGCGCTACACAATACAACCCTGCTCCGGCAGTGCCAGGAGGACTTCCAGGTACTGCGGGGACTGGTCAAGGGCACTGACTGGCGGGAATACCATATCGAAGACGAGCACTCTAACCCGAACTACCGTGTGGCCGGTAACCCGAGCGCCATATCGCAGATGTCCCGTGAAATATGGGAAGCGGGCGAGTTCGCAGTGGACACCGAGCAGTGCTACGGCAAACTCTGGAGCGCCCAGATTTCGGCCTACCCCGGCACAGCTTGGTTCGTCCCCGTCAAGGGCAATACCAGAATAGACCTCAAGCCCTACCGCGACTCCCTGTGTATTACGCATAACTACCTTTACGACATCGGCTATCTCGATATTGCCGAGGACAACTTCACGGATACTATGGTTATGGCCTATCTGACCGGGCAGCCGCAGGGGCTAAAAGAGCTTGCCAGCCGCCTCTGCGGCATCCGCATGGTCAACTACTCCGAAATCGTCCGCCCCAACCAGCAAGAGCTATCCCTTGCCTACCTCGCCAAAGCATCCTCGCGGGAGTGGCCCGACCCGCCAGTTATCGAGGAGACGGTCTGGGACAACAAAAAGGGCTGTCTGGTCGATAAGGTCAAGAAGCCGTGGCATATCTCCCGTAAGATTGCCAAGTTGCTTGACGACTTCGGCAAGGATGATAACACCGACCTGTACGACCGCTGGTCACAGATACCTATTCCTGAGCGTGCTGTTGTGTCATCCGAGCTAGGCGTGATGCCGCAGTCGTCACTGGCCGATATTCCGTTTGAGCAAGCTATGGAATACGCCTGTCGGGACGCAGACGCTACCCTGCGGGCATATCACAAACTCAAGAAGCTAATCGACCTGCTCGACCTCGACTACGTGCTTAAAATGGACACCGATATTCTGCCGATGGTCGATACCATGATGCGCACCGGCATGGCGGTTGACCTGGAGCACTACCGCAAGCTGTCGTCAGATTATGATGAGCGCCTCCGCGTGAAAGCCGCAGAGCTGGCAGGAGCAGTCGGCCATCCGTTCAACCCGGCCAGCTCCCAGCAGGTGGCGACAGTTATCTACACAGAGCTGGGGTTCAAGCCGACCAAGATGACCCCCGGCGGGGACGTTTCGACCGATGACGCCGAGCTTAAAAAGACGGGGCACCCGGTAGCGAAAGGCATTATCCAATACCGGGGACTCCAGAAGCTCAAGGGGACGTACTCGGACGCTCTCCAGCAGTGGGCTACCACCGATGAGTGTGGCGTGCCAAGAGTCCATACCACTCTCAAGACAACCCGTGTAGAGACAGGACGGCTGTCGTCCAGCGACCCCAACTTGCAGAACATCCCTACACGCAATAAAGAGTCCAAAGCAATCAAGAACGGGTTTATTGCGCCGGACGGCAGAGTGTTAGTTGAATTGGATTTAGCCCAAATCGAGATGCGGACGCAAGCCCATCTCGCCAATTGCCGGGGGCTGATAGAGCTTTTTCTGTCGGGAAAAGACCCGCATACCACCACCGCCTCCCGTCTGTTCGGCGTCCCCTACGACCAAGCCGCCCAGAGCAAGTACCG